CCGCCAGTACGTTCATCACTGTCATATCAAGCAGCAATCCGCAATCCACGATACAGTAATCGTATTCTGTCCGTACCTCATTCATAGCCGCTGAAAAACGCAAAATCTGGTCTTCCCGTTCTACCAGAAGCAGTTCCGCATTAGTACGCATCAGATACCCATTTGCTGGAATGATCTGAATGTTGGAATATGTTGTCTGTTGGATCAGTTCTTTCGTAGAGTATGCCCCTCCTGCTGCCTGATGTGCTTCCAGAAGTTCCGGCATTCCTAACCCCTCCGGATCATACACCCCATACAACATAGACACGTTCCCTTGTTGATCTGCATCAGCAATCAATACTCTATTTTTCATTTCTTCTCCCAGAATATAAGCGATCGCTGCCGATGTCATTGTCTTTCCAACTCCGCCTTTCTGGTTCATTACCGCAATAATCTTCATGATGATCTGCTCCTTTTTCATTTTTATATCAACATACCTTTAGCATCTTAATATTCTGTTCTTTCTTTTTGCTCATCCAATGTCGCAGGTCTTCTGCCGCCAAAGCGTAGCACCTTGCTTCACTGGCATTTTCCACCTTTATAATCAACTGCTTGTCTTTTCCTTCGCCCTGCCAGATCCGGATAGAGCTATCGTGGAATAATGATGTCCTGCATGATGCTGTCAGTCCATACTTTTTCTGTGCTGGCAGGAACAGATCATAGAAACGATGCATCTCCTTACGTCTCTGTTCAGAATCTTCCATGTTTTTGTATTCCATAACTACCTCCATTTAGGTTGTGTGACTGTTCCCTCTTTCCAGATGCTGTTATTCGCTTCTTTCATTTTCTGATATGGCATCAGTTTCACCGGTTCTGCAATTGGTGATAATTTCAGTTCTGTAGCCTTTGGCAGACTACAGTATTCCGTAAGTACCTGAATTGCATCCTCCGCTGTATAGCAGGTAGCAACATAGTGTCCTGCTTCTGCCATATCCTTCAAAAATTCCTTCTGTGATTCCTGATGCCGTCCCTGTCCGTATTTCATCTCGATATACAGACCGCAATACTTCCCTTTTGGATACGGAAGGCACAGATCAGACACACCGGCTTTTACTCCCATCTGCGTGAGTTTCACCGCTTCCTGCTTGTTTCTCCTGCCACCGTTTGGAACATGATGCAGCCATTTCAGTTCCGGATATTGTGCAGCGTTATAAATCGCCCAGTAGACGACTGCAATCTGCTCCGTATCTTCTGACCTCTTTGCATTTTTTAGATTCATTCTCGCTTCACCTCTTTAATCCTCTGCTCTGTATAACGCAGGTATGACATTCCTGTGAATTTATTTATTCCGGAAACGATAGATTCTTTCACGATATAAAACCCCGGTGTTGGTTTCGGTCCGTCCTCCAGGAGCTTTCTCATCGTCCACCGGAAAAATGTCTTTCTCTCCGGTTTTGGTCTGATCAGGTTTCTTGACGGATGATATGCCTTCACCTGTTCTGCAGCTTCATGTTCTTTCTGTTCTTCCGGAACTGGTTTTGCAATGTACTCTGCCAGATCTTTATACCCGCCCGCTTCTCTGATCGGTGTGAAATGTGTAAATCCCTCCTTCCAGCACTCGGTGATCAGTACATCAGTTCCTTTCGAACAAAATGTTCGATTCACCAGAATATGTACATGGATACCTCCACGTTTCCCGATTTCTATCCGATAGATGTATTTCAGCTCATTCCCAATCTTTCTGTATCGATACCGGAGTTTTCCAAGGAAGCTGTTCATGTCTTTTCTGACTTCTTCATATGGTTTTCTGGTTCCCTTTGGATATTTCAACGTTACCCATAGATCAGATGGGTAGAAATTCGCTTTGATGAGTCTCCTGATCCGGTTCTCCTTATTGATCTGGTTCTGTTTTGCCACCTGTTCCGGTGTTGGCTTTTTCCGTTTGGCTCTCTTTTCACCCTTTGCCCCATACTTCCCGGCATACTTACATTCAGTTTCTATTGAATTTAAAAAAACCCATCTTTCCTGGTTATACATGTCTATTTCCCTAACTTTAATATACTTATACTGGTACGAATGCCGGTTTTACCCGGCTTGTCCCGAAAAAAGGTTTTTTAATGTCCGGGCAGGATATTCCTGACCGGACCACATACTTCCACCGCCCTGTAATCGGACGCTTGTTATATTTTAAGGTTTATTTTTATGAGGGATTTCAAAAAACGTATCTGTTTATAATGTCGTAGTAGTCTGCAGTTGCTGTTAAGCGTCCGACTACAGGACGGTGGAAAATATTCAGTTATTTATGTATTTTTGGATAAAATCCCATTTGACTGAAACGTATTCCATTGCAGGTTACTTCTTTAAAATACACATGATCTTTGCTCACAATTTTCACAGGTCGTTTTAATGCTGCCGCAATGATCTCAATCCCGCTTTTAACCATGATGATAGTGCAAAGCTGTAAGCGACTTTTATCTTCATCAATGTGTCTCAGTCTGTATAACCCGGTAAGCATCTGGTTACACTGTTCTTCGATATATTTTAATTTTGCTTTTTCCATTTACTTTTTCATCTCCTTGTACTTTTTTCCGTGAGATCGATCTGCAATTTTGCAACTTCAACTGCCGTTCTGTATGCAAGTGTATGTTTTGTATCTTTATGTGTCTGTGTTACCTTTTCGAGAAATTTATCAATTTTTCCAAGAAAACAACCACATTTCACAGTAATTTCATTGTCCTTATCCCTAAAGAATGTAGTAAAATCATTTCTACTGCCAATAGCACCAATCACTAAAACGTGGTCAGTGGAAAAGACCTTGGCATTACCGCAAACCCAAGCATTACCGCGAACCTCGGCATCACCGTAAACCTTGGCATCACCGTAAACCTCGGCATCACCGTAAACCTTGGCATTACCGTAAACCTTGGCATTACCGCGAACCTCGGCATTACCGCAAACCCAAGCATTACCGTAAACCTCGGCATCACCGTAAACCTTGGCATTACCGCAAACCTTGGCATTACCGTAAACCTTGGCATTACCGCAAACCTCGGCATCACCGTAAACCCAAGCATTTTCTTCATGTGAAAGATTTTCTTCTTTCTCAATCCAACCGCCAAGATCACCGACTTTTACAAGTCCGAACTCAACAACGGCTTTGATTCTGTGTAACGTAACTGTTCCAAATGGTAAATAGATTGTCTTTGTTTCTCCTGTAAATTTGTACTTTTTCATTTACTTTTCATTCCTTGTCTGCTATACTCCAGACATAGGTTTTATTACCTATGTCATTGGTTTGGAGCATGTACTTTCTCAGGGTCGCATGCTCTTTTTAATTTGTTCAAAATTATTCCTGCACCGGCGATTATCAGACCAACAGCCGTAATTTTGAATGCCAGTATAAATCCTGCATCGCCTTCTGAATTTAATCCCATTCCTCCAAAGACTGCGATCAGACCGCCACAGGCAATCATCACTTTTGCAATTATTGATTTCACTTGTATTTCACCTCTTTCCTCATTTTGTCTGTTTCTTTTTTTACATCCCATAAATGTCCGTATCTTTCTTTCACTGCCCTATAGTGGGGCATCGCTTTTATAAAAAAGAGAATTATTCCGTCTTTAATGTCAAAGTGTTGTATTGGATCGTGAGTTAGGTTGATGCCCCACTACAGGACAGTGAACCAGCACGGTCATTTATCCTGCGTTCTGAACAGTATCCAGTTTTCCAAGCATCAACGACAGATCTAACGGTTTCTCTTTTTTAATTGCTTCGTTCAGATCATCTACCGTATAAATGCCAAGTTTCGCCAGTTCTTCTTCCATACGCTTTTTTCTTTCATCTGCCATGTCTGTCTCTCCTTTCCTTTAATGTAAAATGCGCCAGGTGGGACTCGAACCCACGACTTACCGCTTATGAGGCGGTTGCTCTAACCATCTGAACTACTGGCACCGGAGCGGCTATTGCCGCTGTTTAATCTAATCCGATAATTTCATATTGCTCTGATCCATCATCGTATTTCTTTGTTCTTAACGTTCCATTGGTATATTCGCCAATTTTATCCGAATACTTTTCATATGCATCTTTGTCATTAATCCTGTATTGCTCACCTTCATATTCCACAAAAATGTTATACTCCGCTGACTCTATCATCGTTTGCCAGCCATTTCCGGTATACATCTGCAATACATCTTCCGGTTCATATGACTCGTCCACAATTTTTACCTGCACATGGTTTTCCTCTGTGCTAACCACTTTTGTACATCCGTTCAGAATCAGAATGGCGAATAGTGTTGCCAAAAGCAGGACTTTTCTCATGCTCTGTCCTCCACTTTTTTATTTTTCAGATCTTCTTTTACAAACTCTGCAAATTTTCTATCTATATATCCACCAAGTTCTGAATGCCGATATCCAATTTCCCGGCTTCTCTTTTTACAGCTTTCTTTCAAATCAGAATAGTTTTCGGAAGTCTCTCTTATTTTTTCGTACTCATCCATGATCAACTTGTCTATCTGGTTCACAAGTTGTTCCGGACCATGTTCCTCCTGTCGTAACCCCTCAATATTCTTATGTATTTTTCGCTGTTTGATTTTTGGCTTCACGCATTCACCCAAGTAAAGATTTTCTGCAATCAGCTCTCCCTCCAGCGTCCAATATCGTCTTATTGTGCCCATTGGATCTTCCGGTGTTCCTTTTCCCTCAAACGTATCCGTCATTATTACATTCACTGTTTTTGCTCTCATTTTTATTCCTTTCTGTTCAAATAAGTTCAACATCGAAATCTGATATGTTGAGTGTGAGCTTAAGTTCTGGTTCTCCATCTTCCAAGGATTTAAGCTCATATGCTTTCACTCCGTTAATCGGTGTCCCGTCTAAGATAACTTCAAATGTTCGACTTTTGATATCTCTGTGGATTTCCAGCTTCCCCACTTCCATATTCATTTCCCTTCCACCTCGTTCTGTTGTAATTGCTTTTTTCGTTGTGTTCTCCTATACTGAAATCACAGGGTGTTGCAGCATCCAAGTCTCAAAGAAAGGAGAACAAAAATGGATCAATACATTTCTTGTATTCGCGATATACTTGCCATTGCAAAATCATGTGCTCCAGATGATTTTTGTCGGGTTTCTTACATCGTGAATAACTTTCCACAATATGATGAGCAATACATTTATCCTATTTGCGATGATCTTTATGAATACGGTTATATAAAAGCTGTTATTAAACGACATACACCAAATCCATCTATCATTGTAAGAATCACCGGTATCACACCTAATGGCATATTGCTTTTA